TGTCATTACAGGCAAATACACCAATGCCCAAGGACAGGAAAAAAATCGTTACACCCGTATTGGATCAATCATTGATACCAAGAACGGCGAGATGCTCAAGATTGACGTTATGCCTTTGATGGATGGCGGTTGGAGTGGATGGGCATACATCAATGAACCGCGAGAAAAAGACAGCGGTATTCCAAAAGACGATGACATTAACTTTTAAGGAACTGACATGAAAAAAGCAATCATTGGCGTTTATCTGGCATCACTGGCAACCATGACATGGGCCGCTTGCACAACACACACCATCTTGTCTAACGGTCGCATGGTGACATGCACAACGTGCTGTTATGGCACTAATTGCACCACCAACTGCTTTTGATTAACGGGCCGAAAGCGGATGCTGGTTATTGGGGAAACGTGCCTGAGACCACAGAGAGACACCAGACGCAGCGAGTAGGCCCAACTTACAGGACAAATTATGAAACTAAAAGATTTTTTTGGCGGTCATCCTTTGGATAGTTTCCCACGGGTACGCAAAGATGATCCAATCACTTCGTTTGAAGCGGCAGATTCCGCTAAAGAATTATGTGAAAAGCATTGGAAAATCATTCACGATTGCTTGCAAGAATACGGGCCTCTTGGCAAAGATGGTATTGCCAGATTGACCAACCTAGAAAGCAATCAAGTTGCACGGCGCATGAATGAAATGAGAGTTGTTGGCCTTGCTTTCTTGACGGGCAAAAAAGTTAAATCCAATTCAGGCAGAAATGAAAGAGAGTGGACAGTATGAAAGAGACACAATCATTTGGCATGACCGAATTCAAAGTGATGCAGTGGGCAGCGGCCCGTGGCATTTACGAGAATGGCACAGCGTTGGGCCAAGCCAGCAAGACGGTTGAAGAAGCCGTTGAGTTGCTGGTTGCTATTGCAAAGAATGACAAAGCAGAAGCTGCTGATGCTATCGGGGATGTAATGGTTACGCTGATTAACGTGGGGGTTTTAATGGACCTAGACGTTCGCCAATGCTTCTATAACGCTTACAAGGTTATCGAACATCGCAAAGGCTATCTCAACAAAGATGGCGTGTTCGTAAAGGAGCCCTCATGATTGACAAAATCCTCAATGAACGTGGTTTGCGTTACGGCAAGTTTGTCGATGTAGCAAAAGCCACAAAGGATATTCAAAGCGCCGTATGGACGCAAATCTCAAATGAGAAAATGAGTTCTATCACGCCAGATCAGTCGGTTGCGATCAATATGATTTGCCACAAGATAGCAAGGATTGTTGTTGGCAATCCTGACTATGATGACAATTGGATTGATATTGCTGGCTACGCCCAACTTGTCGCAGACCGATTAAAAGGCATTGAGCGATAAATTTACACAGCTAAAAATAGAGCGATTTCAGCCTGTCGGCGTTTGATAAGCCCCGGCAGGACTTTCCCCCCACCTTTGGTCCAAGACATAAAAGCATCAGCAGCACCTTGCCAATCGCCCCTATTGGCTTTCATTCGGATGGTACTGCGCTGAAGGTTGCCTAACCCGAAATTGAAGGATATAGATACCAAAGCGTCAAAGCTGCCTTGACGCCCAAGCACATTGGGAACAAGTCGTAGAACACCACGTTCAAAATTTTCAACGTCAACACGGAATAGTTCGTTGATTTCTTCTTTTGTCCAAACACGGCTGTCCTCGGTTTTTAATGGGTACTCGCTACGAATCATTCCTGTGTAGCCTTCTTTTCTAACCATTGGCAATTTGATCTGCTCTTGGTAAAGGACATGCCCATAACCAATCGTCCAGATGTGAGCAGGGCAAAGGTAGGGCTTGTTTCTGCATCCTTCGTAACGATGCATTAGATCAGCGCCAGCTTTGGACAGCTTCACTTTTTACTCCAATTACGTGACCCAAACCAAAAACCAATAATGCCGCCAAGCATTGCCATTTCATCAGGGCTGAAAATAATGTCGGCGTATCGCAATACATCATCCATGCTGGTGATAAGGCCGGGGTTAGACCAGAGGTAATAGCAAAGAAACGCATTGATTGCCAACAATTCGACAACAAACAGATACGTCACTGTTGGGCGAACAGTGCCGATGTAATTGGCAACCCATGTAGATGCTTTTGCCAACACTGCTTTATCGTGATCTTGTGCGCCTTGCACCATCTCGGCTTCTGCTTGAGCCATCTGCGCTTGGGTTTGCAATGCTACTTGCTCAGTGCGTATTTCTTCCACACGCGCTTGAGCAGCAAAGCCAGCAGCAGCCAATTGCAACTCACGCTCTGTCTGGACTTGAGCCAGCTTTAATTCATGCGCCTGATCTGCTTTGTTTTGAAAGTATTCCAGTAGCTTGGGTAAACCAGAAATCAGCAAACCGCCAAGGGTAGAAATAAGAGACAACATTTATTTTCCTTTCAGTTGGTGGACAACCCACACGCCAATGATGGCAAGAGAACACATCAGCACAAAGATTGCCGACCACATAACAATTTCCCAAGCCTTTTCAATCTTTTCAGTCCTTTTACGAATGGCGGCTTTTTCAGCGGCTATACGCTTGTGCTTGGCTTGGACTTTAAACTTTAGCCAATCTTCCCATAGGCCAGCGCGTCCGTGATACACCATCATGCGCTTAAGTTCGGCTTCGTTGATCTTGATTTGTTCAAGGGCAGCAAAAGCCTCCATGTCATTGCCGCTGTCTGCTTTCTTTTGAATAGCAGACGTATTGTCAAAGTAATCGAATAGTTTTTGACCAGCGGCAAGTATGTCGCCGCCGTTCTGCACGGTTTCTTTGATGACCGCAAATGCTGCGTTAGCCGCCGCCAGTTCAACTAACATAAGCCCACACCAGCACTTTCACGCAATACACTACAAAAACCACCAACACCGCTGCCGCGCAGAAGCTGATGGCCCAATCTTTCATTGTCAGAGTCCAAATATCTTCTTCACCATCTCGGCAGCAACGCCGGGGCCAAGCAGCACAGCAGCAATAACTGCGTAAAGCAAATACTCAATCTTGGTCATTCGCTTTTCGCCAACGTCCAGAGAATCATTGATCTTTTCGTACCGTTGGGCACATACAGCCTCATGGACTGACATACGGGTTTCCATTGATTCCTCCGACATGGCGCTACTTCTCCATTTACCACTTACCTGCACCGCAGGTAGACATGAAAAGCTGTATTTTGCTAGGTAGGAAACAGTCGCACAAGTCGCACGTTAGGTATTCCACATTGTGTTCACAACCCAAGCAAATTGCCTTCTTGCGCTCACCCTCTTCCACGTTCTCACATGGGAAGTCTTCCCAACTTTTATCAATCATGTTTCCGTTAATCATATTTGCCTTTACAGTCGTTCAACAAACAATGAGCCGTTAGTTCGCGTGGAAGGCGATGCCAAAAGCGTGTATGCGCCAGCGGAGTAACTGCCACCAGCGCCGCCAGACGCCATGTAGTTGCATGAGCAAATAGCCAAACCGCCACCGCCGCCGCCTGAATATCCACCACCACCACCGCCGCAATAGCTTGTTCCAGCAGAGCCGCCGCCGCCAAAGCCACCAAATATGGTTGAACTCACCGATCCACCAACTGCGCCGTTGGCAAATGAACGCGCATTTGTTGGCCCTGACCCGGCTCCATCACTCAAAAATCCAGCGCCAGTAGAGCCAACAGGAACGCAAGAACTTGTGTTGTATGTGCCGCCCAAGCCGTTAACACCGCCTGTACCTCCATAAGGTATGCCGCCAGAACCATTTCTTCCGCTTGTACCGTCAAGTGCGTTTTTAAATTCTGGTTGTCCAATGCTGTTGGTTGCAGCCCCGCCACCTCCAGCAGCCGCAAGCAAAAGCACTCCCGCTGATGTAACTACAAAAGTGCCGCCGCCGCCTCCAGCATCACCGCCGCAATTGGTTCCAGCACCATTACTGCCTCTTTGCCCTACAACAATTTGAATGATGTCGCCAGCAGTCAATGCAAATGTAGACTGCATTTGAAGAGGAAGACCACCATCGCCGTAGAAAAAACCCGCAATATCGCCGCCTGCTGCGCCTACTGCTGTGAACCTATACAAACCTGTGCTTGGTACAGTCCACCGCTGTATGCCATTAACCGCCATGTTAAAAAATGCGGGGTTGTCCAGCCACGGGTATGTGCTTGTGCCGTATGCAGTTTTGCACATCGCCAACGATGGCCCGTTATTACCAGTAGCTGTTGCGTTGGTAAATGTAAACGTGCTAAACGCATACAAGCTGGGAACGCTTCCAGCACTATTTAAAACGGCCTGCATAATGCCGCTCATGTCAGACCGCTCCCACTGATCATCCAACGTGTGCTGGTGATTTTAATTGCGGTTGCCATGCCGTTTGCCGCAAGCGTTCTATTGCCAAGTGTTCCAGCACCTGCCAACACCAATGTGTCACTGGCAATTGCAATGGTGATCACTCCAGCAGAAGTGTCATTGACAAAAGAAATCGCCGTACCAACAGGAAACGCAACACTAGCGTTTGCTGGAATCGTCCAAATACGGGCTGTTGTGTCTGCGCTTGGGTGATAGATACTTTTTCCAGAATCGGTCAAAACAAGTGTGTAAGCGGCGCTCTGACTGTTTTGCGGGATTGTTCTAAACCCCACCGATTCAGTACCATCAACAGTCAAGTTATTGCTTGCGCCACTAATTGTCTTGTTTGTCAAAATCTGTGCGCCTGACAAAGTTGCCAGTGATGCTGGGAACGTGTTAGTCCCCGATGTCAGGTCTTTGTTCGTGACCGTCTGTGTGTTGGTCGCTGTCAGGACGTTAGTCGGCGTAATGATGTTAGATAGTATTGCCATGTGTTACTCCAGTGCTGCAAGTTGCGCTTGCAAGTCGTTAATCTGTGCGTTCAAGGCATCCTTGCGCTGCTGCAATTGTGCAGCCTGTTCAGCGTTTAAGGTGTCAATCTGCTCTTGCGTCATGGGCACGACAGCACGGGTCACGATCACCACGCCATCACCCAAGGTCAGGGTTTCGTCACCGTAGACTTCGTATTGGCCCAAAATAGGAGAGGCATCTTGTTCAGGCCACCATGCACAGTCCTGCACTCCAAGCTGCGGATCAGTCCACGACAGGTCTTTAAGCGTTTCAATCTCAAGGCCAAGCAGGAAGACAGGAACGGCTTCGCGTGTAAGGATGCTGTTTTGGATTTTGATCATGCTGTTCTTTCAGTCGTAGAACCACTCAACAACGATGCCGCCAACGCCAGCAGTGCCACCACCAGCTCCACCACCCATAACGCCGCCGTTAACGCTAGAACCTCGCTCACCCCAAAAAGACGCTCCGAGAATTCCGGATGTGTTTCTTTCGAATGCGCCCTCTGCTCCAGTACCGCCAGCGCCAGATATTGAACCACCAAGATTCGCACCACCACCGCCACCACCCGACCCCCATCCAGCACTTAAAGATGGCGTACCCTGTAATCCGGAATTGCCGCCGTTGCCGCTTGGACCAGCCGCGCCACCACCGCCTTGGTTTGAATTACCACTGCCGCCGTTGTAGTTATAGTCCCCACCAGAACCCTGACCACCAGACCCAGAAGAACTCGAGGTTTGCCCCCCGCCACCAACTAAGTTGTAATTTTGGAAATTTGCAGTTGATGCGGTGGCTGTCGAACCAACCGTGTATAAAATTGGTGATGCTGGCACAATTTTAGTAGCAGCACAGCCGCCTCCACCGCCAGCAGTTCCGCCACCACCGCCACCAATAACAGCCACGCGCATGTACTTGGCGTTTGCAGGGGGAACAATCGTCCCACTGCCAACCGTGACAATGCGCGTGTATGTCACCTGCTTCGGTGTTGTCTGTTTCTTAGGCAACCCACCCAAGCCATTACCTCCGCTCGGGGAGGTCTGCATTCCATACTGATAAGGCATAGTGCCTCCTATCAGAAGTTGGTGAACTCAGCGCGGAAAACGATACCGCCAGCCAAGGCCACCTGAGAGCCAACATAAATGCGGTCACCAGCTTCCAAACGCAAAGGCGCTGCTTCGCTGTAAAACGGGAAAATTGTTTCGGGGATGGCGGTGGTCGCTGAGACAGTGAAAGCAGCCATCAACTCGGAGTCAATCAAGCGTTGAGTTGTGCCGCCATCTTTGCTGATAAACAGAACCAAGGATGATGCTGTAACGGTTGCACGGGGCATTGCTGTCAGACGGGTCAGGATTGCGCCATCAGTGCCAGCGGTTGCCAGCAGCACTGTGTTGGCTGGCGTATCTGTCAATGTGGCTGCGCCAGTGACAACAGCAGTGGCAGTTTTGGGTGTTTGTGCAAATGGTGCGGTGTAGGTGAGTGCCATGATAGTTCCTTAAAAACAAAGGGCTGTTGCTTGTACTTGTGCGAGAGCAATGTTGCTGGAAAACGGGGCTGCCGCTGGAAAATTCAAGAATGTGTTGGAGTTGTAATCCATCGTCTTGTTGGTGATTGTTTGAACGCCTGTCAACGTCACTACAGAACCGCCCTGACCACCAATCTGTGTGTACACTTCCCAAGTGGTTCCGTCAAATACGAACTGCACACTTGCGCCTGTAATATCGCAAGTCAGGTTTTCAGCCAAATTACCAATGGTTGATCCGTTACGATCAACTGTCAGGTTGTTTGTGCCCCAATTGTTTCCAGCGTCAGCAATGACCACTTGAGCGCCCACGGAAGGCGCAACAGGTAGCGTTACAGTAAACGATCCACCAGCCGTGCTGGTCAATACGCCTTGCTTGTCTGTGGCTGTTACAGGGGTTGTGGTGAAGATGTATGTCAGGCCACCACTAACACTGCCCCACACAGGCGCGGAGCCTGAACCTTGAGATACAAGAGCCTGACCTGTCGTGCCGTAGTTTGTTCCAGAAAAACCAATAGCGCCTGTAGGCGAGATTTGTACAACTTCACCAAGAGCACCGACAACAAAACTAATTTTGCCGTTTGCTGTGCCAGTGCCAGAAGTCAAAACTACGTTTGCTCCAGCTACACCAGTAGAGTTTCCCGCTTTTAGGTTTACTGACCCGCCAGTAGCGCCAGAAACAGAAGCATTGCCTCCAAATATGTCAACAAGGCCTCCACGAGTTGCGTTTGCATTATCCAAGGAAAGTAAGCTGTTATTATTGGTAACACCAGATACGGTAAATGTTCCAGCGCCTAAAGCAGCGCCTCCAGAATTAACACTGTTACCGCCATTAACAAATAAGAAGGCCCCATTAGAAGACGAACCATCAAGTTTTAGAGTTGACCCTGCAAATAGGTTTATGGTAGAGCCTGTGCCGACAGAAGTGCCGTTATTAGTTCCATTTGAACCTCGGATATCTATTGTTGATCCGCTTATAAACGTCCCGCCAGCGTCACCTTGTGCAGTACCTGCTTGCAAATTGATACCGCCACGGCGTCTCATATTTGCCCCTGTAAAAAAATTTGTCCACAGAGAAGTACCGCCACCACCAACAAGCTCAATAAAACCATTACCGCCAGATGGTCCAGCCTGCCCTGTTCCTGTGGAACCTAAGATGGTTGTTTTTGTTCCAGCACCAGCACCGTTGCTTGGGGCTGTGTAAGCACCAGAGTTGATTACGTTCGTACCGTTAAAGGTCAGTACGCTGCCAGTAGCCAAAGTTCCGCTACCGCTGGCGTAAAGAATGCCGTTGGGGGTGTAGGAAGTTAAGCCTGTGCCGCCATTGGTAGTCGCCAAAGTACCACCCAAGCTGATGGTTCCAGAGACTGTCACAGGGCCACCAGATGTGGTCAATCCTGTAGTGCCACCAGAAACATCTACAGACGTAACGCTGCCAGAGCCTGTGCCATCAGCACCTTTGGGAATGCCGAAATTGAAAATAGCAGCGGCGTTTGAACCAACATTGGTAACAGTCGCAGACGATCCAGCAGCCAATGTTGTTGTTGTGCCTACGGCAATAGTTGCAGCCGTGCCAGTTTCACCTGCGGGAATTCCAAAATCTAAAACAGCAGCACTAGATGTGCCTGAGTTCGTTACCAGTGCTGTCGATCCCGGAGCCAATGTTGTTGTGTTTCCAACTGAAACGCTTGCAGCCATGCCGGGAGCGCCTGTGGCTCCAGTTGGACCAGTGTTGCCTGTAAGACCTTGCGGAATAGCGAAATCAAAAACAGCGGCAGAACTTGTGCCTACGTTAGTAACAGTTGCTGGCGATCCGGGACTAATCGTTGTTGTAGTTCCCGCTGCAATGGTTGCGGCATTTCCTGTAAGACCTATTGGGCCTTGTGGACCTGTTGGGCCAGTATTACCAGTAACGCCTTGAGGAATCTCGAAATTAAAGACAGCTGCATCACTTGTGCCAGAGTTTGTAACATTGGCTGGCGATCCGGGCGCTACGGTTGTGGTAGTTCCTACTGCAATAGTTGCAGCATCGCCTTTCAGACCTTCAGGAATGCCAAAATTAAAAACAGCCGCACTGGATGTGCCAGCATTTGTTACGGTTGCAGACGAGCCGGGAGCCAACGTGGTGGTTGTTCCCGCTGCAATTGTTGCTGCTGCGCCTGTTGGCCCTTGTGGGCCTGTTGGACCTGCAATGCCTCGGTCAAGAATGACGTTTGTATCTGGCGTAGGCGTGACTTCAAGGATGACGTTATTTCCATCCTCAACGATGACTTGGATTGGTCCCATGATGACCCCTTAGATGTTGGTGATGCCGTCAGAACGAACAAGGAACATCAGGAAAATAATCAAATCATCCTGTGGCACTCCTCCGACTGAAGGAAAGCTAACCTTGACTCGACCACTAAAACAAACAGGGTCAACCAAGTCAATTTGCAATCCGGGATCACCAGCAATTACAGACCACGCAGAGTCATCAAGTACAAGAGAAAAAGTGCCAGCAGCATCTACACGATTGGTAATCGTTAAATTAACCGTGGTCGGTGTTGGAGTGTAGTTTCCAATGTCAAACGACAATCCAGTGCGAGTGTCTTGAAGGTTGGATACAGTACGCCGAACAATCTGTGCGCTGATGGTTGCGCCTGTCAGATTGATAGGGGTGCTTGGAAGTGTTGCGGTTGTTTTAAGCGCAAGATTCCAATAGGTTTGCTGGTTGTAAACAAGTTCACCAGACAACAGCGGCGAGTCAAACCCGCTCACTTGTGTGATGACGTTACGACTAAAAATCGGCATAACAGTTCCCTGTACTCAGGTTTAACGCTCCCCATGTACTTACGGGGCTACGGGTCTTGTCATTTCTTGGCGTTATTTTAGCCCTTGTTCTGTAACGCTTCAATCAATTTCTGTTGAGCATCTACCTTGGCAGACAACTCTTGAACTGCTTTGGTCAGCACAGAAATGTAAGATGGATAGTGGATTGTCTTAAAACCAGTAAGGTCGCCCACCTTCCAATCAGGCTCAAAGTACACCAAAGACGAGTCAAGGCCAATCAGTTCTTCCACCTCGTCAGCAATAAAGCCGTAGCCCTTTTGGTGCTTTGGGTCATCCTTCAGCTTGTAAGACACAGGACGCAGTTGGTTTACAAAGTCCAAGCCAAGATCAACATCTTGAATTTCTTCTTTCAAGCGAACGTCTGATGGGCTTGTTGTTTGCACTGAAAAAACTACAGTGTTGCCAGAGCCTGTTGTTGCAACAAACGCACCCGCAATGCCAGAAGTTCCGCTACCAAGCAAGTTAAGGCCAGAACCAGCAGCGTTTGCAATTCCAGAATTGGTCGGGAAAATTCTAGCCCATGAAGATGCAGCAATTCCATCCAAAGCATTTGCTGAACTAGCAACCAGAACAGTTGACCAAGTTCCATCGTTACGCAAGTATGTTGTGGTTCCACCTGTTGGCGCAGCAATCGTGTAGTTGTTCCACCTAAATTGACCAGCGCCTTGGATTTCAACACCTATGTTGCTTGCTCCTGTGGAAAAAAAGGACGCTCCAATATTTCCAGAAAAGAATCCACCAAAAGAATTACCCTCACCTACAACGCCAATTCCTGTGGCTGTCGCTGTAGTAATCCCTTTACCTACAACACCCACGTTATACAAACTGGCTGATGATGCGGAATATCCAAAATGCCCTGCGCGAACTTTTCCAACGGCACTTGTGAAGCCAAACGCAAAACATGAATAATCAAGGTTGTAGTTAACGCCACCAACAGCAACGGTTACTGCTGATGGATTCAAACCATTGAAAACAGCATCGCCATCTGTATTGATGTCACCCTTAAACAAAGCATTTCCAGCAGTGTCAATGGTGAAGTTAGGCACACCAGCTTTTGCGCCAACAATGCCGCCTTCAGTAATGGCAATACCCGAACCACCTGTGACAGTGCCTGATGTATTCCAAGTAATAGAGCCAACCTTGATGCCGCCCAAGTCTTGAGGAACAATTGTCCCCGTAAGAATGTTGGAAGTTGTTTTGCTGACCTTATCTGCTACGTCAATAGTCAAGCCAGCAATTTCAGCTTCTAAAGAAATCACATTTGCTGCTTCACTGTTAACAGGCGTCCAAGCAAATGATGCGCTTGCTGGCGACAAAGCAGATTGACCAATTTCGTTGCCTACAGCAAATGCAAAATAATATGTGCCTGCTGGAAGGCTCATGTTGTTCCAGAAGTAGGCATCACCATTGACGCCAGCACTACCTGTCGCGCTACCAGCAGTTGCCAAAACCTTCCAATCAAACGGACCCGGAGTTGTGGAGGTTGTGTAGTAAAGAATGCCGTATGTCACTCGACCTTTTGCTGGCAAGTAAACGCGAATGTCAAATGATGCAAAAGGAGCAGACGGACGGCTTGCCACAACTACAGGAGCCAACAACGGAGAAAAGAAGTTGGCAGATGGTAGATTGCTGTTGGCTACTGGAGCGTATTGGGTAATGTCTTGATCGTCATAAACCGCTGCGCTGTATTCGTTCAACTCAAGACGAGCGCCAAGCGATCCATCAGGCAATGATGCCTCGTTCACTTTGACCACACGGAACAGTTTCGCATTCCATCCGTAGTTGGAATTGGTGACGCTAATGACGTTACCTGCATCAACCTGAATGCCAAAATATGTTGTGTTGAAACTAACAATCAGGTCTTCTCGCGCTTGCTCCAACAATCTGTTTGCAAGGTAACTTGCTTGGACAGAATCGTTCACCAAGTCATAGGTGATCGAATATTTGTTAACTGGCTCGTTTGGATACAGCAGACCATCAGGCGTCTTGATGTTGATGAAGTTTGCCTGATCCCGATTTTCTTTAAACGGGAATCGCGCTTCAACCTGATTGATGGAACTGGTGATGTCGGTTGCACTAACGCGAATGTCGCCAATGATGTTGTTGTCAGTAAACGCATAGGCCGCTGTTTCAGACTTGTTTACAACAGCCGACCATTGGCCTAATGCTGCGTTGTATGTCATCCATGAATCACATGCAGTCATGATGCGATCAATGTTTGACAGCACAGTTTCACCAGCATCTAACACGCCATTGATGCGATATCTTGCTTGCGTAGAAGGTACACCGCTGCTGTTGTCAAAAGTGATAAGGCCATCGCTGTAGCTGTTCAGTGTTGTTCTGCTTGCGGCATCAACAGATGCAGGGTTTACAGCGCCGCCATAAACAGGGTTTGTGATGTAGTCGTACCAGACATCTCCCGGCTTTGCTACGCCTGTGCCATTCAATGCGTGTTTGACTTTGAAAGTAATCGGTGAAAGCTGCGTAGTGTCGGCATCACGGTTGTAGTTCAAAACGACAATAGCAAACGCCAAGCCGTTCATCTGGCGACCAGTTGAAGGCCACCGTTGATCTGCGGCAATATCTGTGCCGCCCATGATCCCGCTAGGCAGTGTCCCAGAACTGTTGATTGCAGTTATCACACCCGCCTGATTGGATGTAAACAAATAAATGAACAGGTTGCCACTGACTTTTGGGTCTACGTTTGGTGGAGTTGCCTCATCCGTTAACGTGATTACTTTTCCCGGCTCAGTTGGATCAAACCCGATACGTCTATCGCCATAGTACATATCTGTTTGGTCAAACGTAAATTGACCGTCAGGGCTAATACTACTGATAGCCAAGACGTAATACATCTTTCGTTGGTCGGTAGTCAAAACAGCATCAACGAATGTGCCGCCCAAATAGGCATCGCCGTAGACAACTGGAATGGCGTTAACTGCGCTTGGTGGCACTTGCTGGCGCACACCCATGTCTTGCTGACCTTCTGGATTTTCAGCAAAGATGCGCGTCACAATCATGGATACGGCAAAACTAACAGCGAAAGTGCCAAAGGCAACACTTACACCAAAGGCAGATGCCAAAGAAGCACCCGCAGCAGCAATCATTGTCGCAACCATCTCTTACTCCCTTACAAACGATGCACCCAATGGGGCGTAACCGCGTTTTGTGTAATCAATCAAAGGGCCATTAGCACTAATGCTTGTGACAACAAAATCAATGTCGCCAGCTTTAAGCATCGCTTCAGCCCTCTCGTCAAATGCTTTCCATAGCCTGCCGCCAATTGTCCCATTTCGATGTTCAGGCTCGACCCACCAAAGCAGTTCATTTAATTCTTTCAAATCAGGACACCAGACATTGCTTTGTCTGATGGCAACGATTGCGCCGCGCATGTTGTTGTCAATGAAGATAAATCCTCGTCCAGCAATGATGCTAAACAACAATTGCTCAACGTGCTTTGGATTGTGATTTTGCTGCCTACCAAGCGTTTTAATTGGTGTTTCGTAGGCATATGCTTCAACAATCTCAAGCAATCTTGGAATGTCATATCTTGTTGCTTGTCTTATCATTTAGAACCCATCACCACCACCGCCAGAAGTGGTGTCAATTGTTACTGTTGTGGTTTCGCTAGATTGCGTTTGCGATTTAGGTGGCGATCCAAAATCAAAGTATTGATTTGAGATTTCAGCCACACGATTCATGGACGTATCGTTCGGATAGATGAATTGCCAGTTGCTTGTATTTGTTTTCACGCCAGACAACCTGTTTTCCAAAACACGGCGCATTGACGAACAGGCAATAGAACAAGTTGCAATTCTTGTCCTCAATTCAGAATTGAAGTCTTCCGTGATTGATACGCTGTTGACGATGCCTTGGTATCGCTTAAAAAACTGCAATGTCGGCGTTGTAACGATCTGATTGTTTGCATCAAGAAATCCGCGCCACACCTCAACCAATGAGCCTTTAATGTCATTGCTCAAGATGATGGAAATTGATGCTGGATCAATACCCGTCAACTGAATGGTCATGTCATCAGAAGTAGCCTTGATGTCGCGCTGGACATCGCCAACATTTAGCAAAGCCCCAAGGTTGACGAACGTAATGCCAGCCGCCGTGATGGGTGCAGAGGCATTGCAGAACGTGTAGACCGTTGCCATCTTTCCAACTGTGAGCCTAACAAATTCAGCATGATTGATTTGTGGGCCAGTTACAGCATTGATTGTTGTCATGTGATGTATTCCCGGAAAACAAAGGGCTGGTCCCAATTAACAAAAGCGCCGTTTGTCATTGGAGTCAGAGTATACGTTGGGCACACTTCAGCAACAACTCTAAAAACGCAGTCATTGCCAATAAACACTTGCGTACCAGCCGTAGGCGTACCAATCAATGGGCGATGGATGCCAACAACGCCTCCAGCAGAGTCTGCCGTGACCTTGTAGGTATACCCACCCACCATAATGAAATCACCCGCCTTAAACGTCCCGTTAGAGGTCAGGTTAAGCGTTTGTGTATTTGGAGTAGGCGTGGTGCTTAACGTGGCAGCAGTGGCCGTTCCAAGCCGCTTGGTGAACCAAGAAAGTTTTGCGCTTTGGAAGAATATGTTTTCCGGCAACTGACGATCCTTGTTGTCAATCGCCTGAATGATGGCCCGTGCTGTAGGGTAGTACAGGTAGTTGTGCGGTGTGATCGTAAAGACCCAAGGCACAGCCGTAAGGTACTGAGCCACAGTGATGTACCCAGACCTTGCAACTTGTTGTCCAACCATGCGGCGGTTGTTTACCGTCATGGATTGTTGGTTTTCAAATATCGTTTGGAAACTCATGCTCGACCCCTGTTGACCGCCAATGACTTGTTGGCATATTGGTTAGCCGCCCAAATCGCATTAGAACTGTTCAGAAGTCTGTCTTCAAACGATTTGGTATCAATGGCATTGATGTAGTTGTTGGTGACGTTGGTGGTGCTTCCTATGCTGTTCAAGGCGTGATTGGGAATAATTGTTCCAGCCGTTTTTGGAACAAATATTTCTGGACCACGCTCACCCACAATGCTTGGCCTACCTACTGGCGGGTCACCGCCATCGGCATAGCCGCTAACCATTGCATATTCAAATTGTGACATTGATGTGCCGCCAGCAGGCATACCAAACAAGCCGCCAAGGAACTTCATTGCAGCAGCCTTTAACTGAATAGCAATCATGTCTTGAATGATGCTTCTGGCTAAATCTTTAAAAGCCAACTTGCCTGTTTTTGCAAAATTATTGATTGCCGCATCCATGTTGCTCATCACCGATTGAAACGCTTGCTGACCACGTTCAAATTCTGTTGAGGCATTTTGCGCAGCGTTAGCCATAGCGTTAAAGAAACCTTCAGACAAAGAGCCTTCACGAACTTGCTTTGCCAATTGATTTCGCTGCATCGCCAAATCAAGCGCCCTTTCTGCCAATTCATTTTCACGCTGTAAGGCTTGTTCACGACCCTCGCGTGAAAGTTTGTCATCAGCATTAATGGCTTTGCGAGCATCAACTCGCCGCCATTCGATGTCTTTAATTTCTTGAGCAAGCTGCAAATCTTCGCCACGCATATTACGACCAGCATGAACCAAATCAAGCATTTCTCTGGCGCGATTGATTTCTTGTTCGGCAAGGCTTTGACGAGTTCTTTGCGCTTTGTCACCAAGTTGCAATTCTGTATTCTGCTCGGCTAACAAACGAGCGCTTTCCTCCCGTTCGCGCAGTTCTTCTGCAAAGCCTTTCATCGCCAATTCTTGCTGTCTTTTCTTTAACGCATCGGCTTCTTGCGCTGCTTTTTTAGCAGCGGCATCTTTTTCTTGTTGTCGCTTCTTTTCTTCAGGGCTAAGTCCTGCAACAACATTTCGCATTGGACCAGATGACGGTTTCTTTGCATCTGATCGTCTTGGGTCATCAAAATCACTAACGCCGCCGCCACGTCCACCACCACCGCCCAAAACACGGCGTTCAAATTCTGCTAATTCAAGTGCCTTCTTGTCGTTCTGTGCGGCATAGGCTTCATTTAACGCTGTTGCGCCTTTGAAATCAAATTTGGCAAGTAGTTTGGCATTCTCAAATGTGTGGCCAATTTCTCTGGCAATACTTTCAAAAGTCAGATACACCCGATTGCCAAGCACCACAACAGTTTCAAAAACTGTTCTAAAAACCGTGCCAACACTAGACAGCACGGTTCCCATGCCACCAAAATAATCTACAGTTGTTTTGATGGATGGGCCAAGTTCGGTTGCAAGCATGATGTTGAAATCACGCCCTGCTTTTGCTAATGTGTCGTATGCTGCGGCGGCATCTTCAATGGCTTTGGCTTGTGCATCAGTTACGCCAGCGCCTGTTCTAAGTTCTTCATTCAAAGCAACAAAGTCCACGCCTTTGGCGGCTTTGCCAAACAACTCCATGCCCTTTGCGCTGCGGGTTAATGGGTCTTCAATCTTTGACAAATTATCTACCGTTTTGGTAAACAATTCGTTAATGTTCATCTTCCGCAAATCGCCCAATGAAACACCAAGCATCTTAAAAGTCTTTTGTGTTTCATAGGAACCTTCAGCCGCTTTGTCAATCGTGCTTGTAAAAGACGAATACAACTTGCCAGCATTTTCTGCTTCTCCGCCACTTAGGGCCAAAGCATTTCGCAACTTCAATACGCTATCAACAGCAACATCATTGGCCTTGGCGGTATCAACAATTTCATCTGCCAATTGCATGGCTTGGTAAGCCATTGCAGAAAAAGCAGTTGCACCAATCAGTGATGATGCTTTTGCTTTTTCGACAAACGTATCTAGTTGCTTGCTGGCTTGTTGAATTCCTCTTTGAAATTCTGCGCTATCTAAGCCCAACAATACGCCAAGTCGTCCAATAAAATTAGCCATTTTGAGCCTTAAACAAGTTCTGGTTGCAGCCCGGACCTGCCATCATGAACATTTTTAGCGCGTTGTTTGCAGCTTCTTTTTGCACTTCTGGACTAGCCGGGGGAATGATGTAATCATAAGCAACGCCCAATATCTTGGCAAGTTTATAGTCAGGGCTGTTAGCTGGTCGCATGTAGTTAAACACGCCAGCAGTTAACTGCCCTAACACTGTCAAAATTTGAAAGTTACCTACAACACCGTCAGCATACATCGTCATAATTTGCGACATACTGACTTCATCAATCTGGGCCAAAGTATCGTGTGTATGCCCGTTAAAGATCATGGCGCATTCAACCTGCGTCCTTAACGAGCCAATTAGTTTCCCCGGCTTTCCTTATAAGACGGGCTGATAACTTCGGTAATTTTTTCTATCAGTGACAACTGAATGGACAACGGGAATTCCGCTTCAATGTCTGCATATGTGATGTCCTCCATTGTGTGTTCTGGATTTTCAGGAACCAACAATTTGATGTACTCGGTAATCTTTGCCTCGGTCATGGCTTTGTTTTTTGCGGCTTCGCGCATCGACCGACCTTTGACAACAACGTCATTGTCCAAAAATTCAACTTCATCTTCTGGACTTGCGCTGTCTTTAAACGCCAACAATGGCTCTACCATTTTGGCGTAAAGCGCCTCAATCACATCATCAGACGGATTCACGACCTTCTGATAGATTGCATCAGATTCAGCAATGGATGGAATATGGACTTTAAAAGTGTGTCCACCCAATTCAAATGTTCGTGTAAAAATTGCGGTGCGTTTGCTCTGGTATTTTTCACCAAGCGCCGCTGACAGTTTGCTCATGTTTTATCCTTTTCTGTATTTAGTGTTGAATCGTTCAATTCGTCTAGCAAGTATTCCAGCCAAATTGGTCACTGTTGTTTGAGCGTTTGATTCTAACGCAGTCCTTAAATAAGGCTGCGCTGGATGGTTCGCTGTACCAAACTCTTGTGCAATTGCACGGGCATCGCTTTTAATGCCCATCTTTGCTAATTTTTTACCAGACGCTGTTGTGACTGCGGCAATCACTGTGTCTGTTTGCGTGACGTATTTGCTGCGCCTGTCGCGCCGTGTTGGTCGCCGTGCTTCGATAATCAATGACTTTTCCAAGCCACCGCTATCTTTTGGAGCATTTGCTTTTGCTTCCAATAGAACAGGCTTTAACGCTTCACGCACTGCGGGGACAAGAACTTTGCTTCGCGCCATCTTGTCGCCAAACTCTGCTTCCAAAGCCTTTAATGCTTTGTCAACTTCACCAATTCCTTCAAGTTTGATTGTGACGCCCATCTCAAACTTTCAAGTGGTTATTTTTTTATGATCTTGTCGTAAATGGCCTGATTGAGCGCAACAGCGTAATCCACCGCTTGCTCGGGTCCAATCTTGTCTGCATGATTTCGCGCTATGTCGTGCGCTAATGTAATTGCAGTGATGCGCTGCTGAGTGTACCCAAACCAATTCTTGGAAGAATCGGATTGGGCCACAAGGAAACTCAACAGGTCTGTACTGTCTTTTATTGTGGACATTCTGTCTTATGCGTTGTTTGACCAGCCGTAGCTGTTACCACCAACGGGGTGGATTGTGAAGTTGAACTTGCCCTCAGCAGATGGAGACATGTCCCAAGACATACCGCCGACCATGCCGTTAAAGGCGTAAGCAACAGTGTCTTCACCGTCATAAACGGCTACAACATAAGTGCGAATGATAGTGCCGTTGTAACCGTCATCACGAATCAACAACTGTGCAGGGTCTGCGGGATTCCATGCAGCGGTAACGCTCAAAGACGTCACTTGGTTCTGCGTGGTGATTTTTGCACCAGTACGTGCGCCAGCCACAGAGTAAGCAGCAACAGCGTCATCCGCACCAAAAGCAGGGACTGCTTCCACGGGGACTTGAATGCCATCAGTGCCTGTACCACCAGCGGTCGTGCCGATAATGTCAGCAACTTGGCCTGTCCAAGTTTCTAGTTGAGCATCAGTCAGAGGAGTGGGCGTAGCGCCAGATTGACACCACAGGGTTGCCGTATATCCGGGCAAGACTTTGTTAATGAGAGCCATTTTGAGTTTCCTTCAAAAAGTGAGTTGAACAGGTTGTCTTGTATTACGCCGGGACATCAATGGTGCAATCCAAGAAGATTTGCGCCATATTTTCCTCGTTGTCATAACTATTGTAAAGCCACATCACATCAGCTTTTGCTATGAAAAAACCTTCAGATGGGCTACCAAATTGACCGCTGTATCCATGCAAACTTTGCAGAATTTGATTGGATATTGTGAAACCGTCTTCAATCTGTTGGGTAAAGATTGAAATTTGAAACACAGGACGATCAATGCCTTTATTGCTTTGCGTTTGACCTGTGTAGACGGGCTGGTGCACGTTACGCAGCATCCATGTAATGAACTTAGGCTGCGTTGCAAAGTTGCGGTTAAAAGCCGCATACACAGGCACAGGCGTGACAATGTTAGCCAGTTGGTACTGGATAGCTTTGCCGTAAACAACAGGATTAAGTTGAGTTGCCATTACACCGCCGTAACTGGATCGGAACGGTAGCACATAAACGTAACATTCATGCGATCATTTGATTCACGAACATTGTCGATGCGCCAATCTTGATTGCGATATGTGATTGAATACAAATGTTGATTTTGCACAATCGTTTTCATGTTCGGCGTGTAGTTCAAGGTCATGTTTACCATGTCCTGATACAACCGATATTTATCTGCAATCTTTACGTTGTTTGAAACGTCAGCAATTCGTGCGCGTGTCTGAAACCACAATGACTGTGTTGTTGTCTGAACGCCAAAATCCGACTTACCAAAAGTCAGATTGTTGATTGTGATGTTTTCAAAACGAGCGATTGCCATTTCACATCACCAATGGTTTGTAAGGCCGCAACAATGTTGTGACGCCAAACGGAATGTCTTTCAACTGCACTTCAGTGCTGTTGGAACGGTTGTTATACAAGTGCGTAAGCAACAACAAGCCAGCTTGCTTGATAACAGGGTATGAGGCCACTGGGTTAGCCACCGTTGTGTATTCAACAATGATTGGCGCAGTCATGACGCTGTTAACGTCAGTCGGCAAATTATTAACGATCACTTTGTTGCCAGAAGCATCGTAGTAATAATCAGTGCTCGACAGCGTTTGAAACACAGGCGGGAAAGCGTCATTCCAATAACCAACAGTGGTAATTGATAACCCCGGCTGACTTGGCGTTGTGTTCTGACTAACTTCGGGCAAATCAAGGCTGATTGGAGATGCCACCAGACTTTCTGACCCGTACCAAACGCGATAACTCACGGGCAAGATAGACATGCCCAAGTAGTCCTCAATTGCTTGGCGGGTAGCAATTCCAAGATTCAAAACATATGTATCTTGAGATTGGTCATCAAACAAGTTCAGGTGATCTGTGATTTCGTCAGCAGTCAGCCATGCAGTGACACTATCACGCCCAATCTGCTCAACCTTTACATAGTTAAACGGATTGCGCGTTTGTGCCCCAAAGGGAGCAGCGTATTGATAGTTATCAAATGCCATGTTTTAAGTCTCAATAGAACGAACACCAGCAAAAACGTCCCGCACAGTGCTTACCATGCGCTTCTCAGCGTACATGTTAACAAAACCGGGGGTTGTTTGTTCCATAGCTTGAACGGTCATTTCTTCCACATCAGCGATGGTCATGAAACGAGGCCAGTTTGCAAGGTACACAGGCTTTGCGCCAACAGTACCGATTGCATCCAGATACGGGTTCACAATAACAGGGAAGCCAAACACATGAGTCAAAGCACCAGCGTTATCTGCGCCGTTTTCTACAAACGCATAGCTTGCTTGGTTTATGCCACCATGCACATAATCGCGCAAAGCGTTAATGGCAGAAGGAGACATCATCCAAGCAGTGCCGGGCAAATTCCAATATTGACCGGGCAAAGCATTAGCCATTGCAGTTAATGTTTCATGTTCCAATTCACCAGCGGTATAACCAACAGTGCGAATGGTGTGCAAACCGTTTGTGATGGCTGTACCACTAGTGCCAAAAGCAGCAGCAGCGCCAGCAGCGCCGGGGTAGCTGTTCAAGCCACGCAAACCATCAGTGCCGCCAGTTGCTGTAGTTGTCGAACCTGCTTGGTCATTGTTAAGGCCGCAAGATGCGCCTTCCAGTTGTGCAAATTCCATCATCAGGTCTTCAACCAATTCTGATTGCAGACCATTAACATCCGACAGCACCGCAGAGCGAATAGGCATCTGTGCAGTAATCACGCGAGTTGGCAGTTGCCAAATGCTTGTGTTGATGTTGGGTGAACCGCTGTTAGGGTTAATTGCATAGCCCCAAGGGTTCGTGCTGTTAGCAGCATTACCAGTTTTGGCAACAAACTGAACAGCGGAATTTCCGGGTACTTTGACGTTCCGTGCGCCTTGGCGAAACGGGTTTGCATAACGCAGAGTAGCGAATGCGTCATCAAAGTTAGTGCGACCACCGACATTCAAGCCTGAACCAGTGATGGCAGATGCCTCGCGCAAGTCAACGGTGACTTTATCGCCAGTTTCCAAAGTTTGCTTAATTCCAGACAGGATGCGTTCGGTGATGGTCATAACAGTTCCTAAAATTTATTCTACAAAGCGGGGGCCGAAGCCCCCACCATGTTTGCCTGATTATCAGGTAGCTGTACCTGTCGAGCGATAACGCACACCAGCGTTAGGATCGCGAACCGATGTCGCCAAGCGTTTTTCGCCAAAGAAGGTGATAAAACCGGGCAATGTCTGGTCGTAGCGGCGCATGACCATGTTCAGACGATCCACGATTGTGTGGAAACGGCTCCAATCAGCAAAATACATTGGATACAGGCTGCTAGTGCCAGCAGTGCCAGTGGTTGCTTGAGATGGGTTGTCCAAGTACTTGTTCATCACCACATCGAAACCAAGCATTTGACCAATGATGCCGTCGGGGTTCAACGACTCGACAGAGTTGAAGATTGGGCGACCATTGGTGTCTTGCAGACCACGGATAGCTTGAGCCAAGATTGGGCTAACCATAAACTTGGCGTTGCTGGTCCAATACTGTTGTGGCAAAGCGTAGATCAAGTTGATAACGTCTTTGTACTGGATGTTGTTAGCACCCACAGTGTTGGCGTTGGTGGTGATCTGGTCATAAGTAGCCAGCGAGTGCAGACCGCTTGTAGAGCCAGTACCAGAAGTACCAAAAGCAGCAGTAGTGGAAGAACCACCAGCGTAGGTAGCAGCAGAACCAGCGTACTGATCCAGACCACGCAGACCGTTAGTGCCACCGTAGGGGTTAGTGCCCGATTGTGCAGCTTGGTCATTGTTTTGAATCATCGAAAGTGCCTCACTCTGTGCGAATGAGGCCAGCATGTCGTCAACAACAACAGCTTCCAAACCATCAATGTCGTCCAGCGCGGCTGTACGGATTGGGAATTGCACGTTCAGGTCTTGCAGCACAACTTGCCAGATGCTGGTGTCTTCAGTGGTGGCTGCACCGTTGTTCTGAATCGCATAACCCCACTGTTCGCCGGGGTTGCCCACGCGCACTCGGAACTGGTAGCTGCTGCCATCAGTTGCCACGGTACGCGAGATGCCACGCATTGGGTTCATCAGACGCAGAGCCGTAAAGGTAGGATCGTAAGCTGTACGACCACCCTTACCGTCACCGCCACCTGTCAAAGCCGAGGCTTCTTTCAGGTAAGCATCCATTTGGCTTTCGTCAGCAAAGATTTGCAGTTCTTTTTCCAAACGGCTGTTGCCTTTGTAGAACTGGCTTAGTTGCTCACGCACGGAACGGTTCACATCTTGGCGAACGGTTTTAGCGGGTGCGCGAATGAACTCGGGCATATGGATAGAGGCAACTTTTGCTTCCAGAGCAGCGACCTTTTCCGACATTTCAGCTTTGGCGGCTTCAATGGCGGCAGGGATTTTTGCTTCAACAGCGGTGATGCTTTCGGCTTGTTTAGCTTCGATAGCGTCCAGTTTTTCGAGAATTACTTGAGACATGATTAACCTTTAAGTCGTTTGTCGAGGAGTTTTAGAAGTTCACGCTGCTCTAAGGCTGCAAGAATTTCCGCTTCGGTTGCCTCCGCATCAGAATCACTCTGAATTGGCGCATTTTCAATTGGCGCTTTTACAGCATCACGCTGCTCAATGACCGTTTTGAATACAGATGCGGCGGCAACCGACATCTGCTTGGACAGACCTGCATCCCGCAAGGCTTCTTCCA